GAACGGAGCAACGGATGACTTGGCTTGGATGACGAGCCCTAATCGAATTTGAATTTATGTCTGAAGCCGAAACAGTAAAGTTTGGTGAGGTTGACGTTAGCCGCGAAGAGCTATTAGGGCAGATCGCCGCCTTTGACGGCGAAGCCCCCGCGACTGAAACCGTGAGCACCCCCTCTGATAACACGGCAGAGGAGCCCGTCGAACAGACTGAAGCAGTTGAGGACAAACCCGAGGAGGCCGCTGAGGAGCCCGTAAAGGACGCTGAAGAGCCTTCCGAGGAGCAGTCAAAGTCAAAATACTCCCGCGCAAAGAAAAGCCAAGATAGGGCCAACAAGAGCTGGAAGGAGATCAACGCAGAGAAGGATAGGGTGAAAGCAGAAAAGGCTGAGCTGGATAAGCAAAAGGCCGAGTTTGAAGCCCAGAAAAACGATGCGTTCAGCGAGATCCAGCAACGGAAAGATGCGGCACAGTTCACTCCGGAAGATTACGAGCTCATCGCTCAAGAATACCAAGAGGAGGGGCGTGACGATCTGGCCAAGTTAGCCACCGAAAAGGCTCAGACAGCACGGGAAACTATCGAGCAGCAGAAAGTCCTCACAGCGCAGAGGACAGTGATGGAACAGTGGGAGGCTAATTTGAGTCAGAACGTGAAGGACAATCCGGAACTGAAGGATCAAGACTCTGAATTATACAAATACGTTTCTGAGCTGTTGGATAGAAAGAAGATTTTGGCAACTTACCCGGAAGGCATCAACGATGCAGTGGAAGCTGCAAAGGCGTTTATTAAGGCGAACCGAGTGGATGACTTGGAAACGGAAAACTCCAAGCTTCAGAAGGAGCTGAAGGAGTTGAATGAGAAAACGCAACTGAACGGGAGCACCGTGGATCAATCGGGGAGATCAGAATCCTTCGACAGACTAACACCGAGCCGGCAGCGTAATGAACTGCTGAAGATGGTGAAGGACGCTGATGCACGGGGCTTTGTGCTCACTTAACAAACTATTAATTAGAATATACTATTATGGCGGGAATTACGGATACCAGTTCAACTGGCATTAGCAGTTCACTACAAGCGTACTTTAGCAAAGAACTGCTAAAGCAGATTACGCAGAATCTAGTTCTGGATCAGTTTGCCAAGCGGCAAGCGTTACCAGAAAAGGCGGGGAAGAATAGCGTAACATTCTTCCGTTATGTGGAACCGGAGACGGGGAATATCAAGAGTCTTACCGAGGGAGTTGGCCACGGTGGAGCAGCTTGGGCTACGGGCGATTACAAGGAGATGACGCTTCAAACGGTTGCCGTGACATTGTCTCAGTACGGGCAAGTCATTGGAATCTCGGATCTGTTGACCGCCCAAGCCCTCTTTAATCATCTGGAGCAAGCTACGGTTGTAAACGGTCAAGATGCAGCTCTGCATTTGGACAGTAAAATCGGCTACACTCTTGGCGATAATGGCGGCTCTACAACGAGCGGCAAGATTGCTCGCTATGCGGGTTCGTCTGCTTGGTACAGCTCAGCCCCAACCTCTTCGCAAGTGATGACGGGGCTGGAGTTGCTGGACACTGCAACGGCTCTGAAAGTCAACAACGCTCCGACCACAGGCGGCTACTACACTGCCGTTGCGGATCCTCGGGTGCTTCGTGACATTCAGAATGATGCTGATTGGATCAGCTCACGCCACTACGGCGATCCGAGCTCGATTATGAAGGGCGAAGTTGGCAAATACGCCGGGATCCGGTGTATCGAGACAACCAACTCTTACCGTCTTGATAACGGCAGCGGCAACCAGTTCACTTATGCGTCTGGTGGCGATGTTTACTCAACATTCGTGTTTGGTGATCAAGCCTATGGCGTTGTCGATCTGGCCTCTCAGAGCCCTTACGGGCCTAAGATGCAGATTGCTCAAGGGCCGGACAAGACCGACCCGTTGGCACAGCTCACCACTATCGGCTTCAAGACCTACTACGGCCAATCAATCTTGCAGCCGAAGTTCTTGGCTCAAGTCTATAGCGGCACAAACTACAGCTAAGATTAAACCACTGGGAGGGGTTAATCCCCCTCCCAGATTACACTTATGCCAAAAGTAACAATACCAATGGCCTCGCTTGCGATGGCTGACGAGGAGGGTGAGATGATCTCACCGTCTGAGGGTGATACAGTCTCCTTCACTATTGAGGGAACTGTTGAAGGAGTGGACGGCGACACAGTCGAAATCACAATGGAAACTGTCAACGGACAGCCGGCTTATCCGGAGGAGGAGATCGTTGAGGAGGAAGTTGTGGAAGGCCCAAGCCGCGATGAACTAATGGCTGAGATGGTTAAAATCGACGCTAAAGGAGGAATGTAAAGATTATGGCAAGCTCTAAGAAAAACGAGAGGCAAACCACTAAAGCAGTAACTCAAGAGATTACTTTTGAGGATATTGCCGGCAAGGAAATCGAGCTGTACGGTGCAGTAGATAACGGAAGCAGAACGGACTCATCCGGCAGCTATATGCACGTTAAGTTGGACGGTACTGACTACTATATTCAGCTAAAGACCTAAGTGCCTTTACTGGATTACAAGAATAACGAGACGGGAGAGGTCAAAGAGTTCTTGGCCTCTCCTAGCCTCGACAATTTTACGGACGGAGAAGGGAGCTGGAGCAAGCTCGATGTTCCCACTTCATTCAGTTTCGGGGGGCAAGTCACTCCCTTCACTCCAAAGGAGCAAGTCAAGGGAGCACTGCGTGCTGCCGAGATGAATCCGAAGGGGTGGAGCAGCCGCTACACGAAGGGGCAGATGAAAAAGGTTTGGGAAGTTTAACGAAAGATTATGGCAAGACAAAATGATACACTAGCAAATTTCGGAGCAGCGACGAACAAAGAACTGTCGGTTTCAACCGGCAGCACCACTTTATCATCAACAGCCACGGAATCAACACCCGCATTTTTGATGCTACAAAACGTGGGAACAGTTCCGGTCTATTTTCGGCTCACCGAAAATGCCTCCAGTTCCTCGGGGTACTGCACAACGGCAGACCAGAAGTATTCCGGCATTCTGGCGGCGGGATCGGCGGACTACGATGGTACGGGTGGCGTGATGACGTTTAGCGGGTACACCGGAGGAATCGCATTTACGGTAGCCAGCGGAACCGGCAAGGTCAATCTTTCGTACTCGGGCAGAATGGGGAACTAAGCAAATGGGCATAGTTAATTACACACACAACCGCTCGACCAGCGGCGGCGAGATAATCCGCGAGCTAGTAAACGCCAGCGACGGCCAAGGTCTGCACTTCGACACGGGCAGCATCGACATTCCCGGTTCGGGGAGTGCGCCGGTTGTTGAGCTTGGAACGAAGTTCTCGATGGAGTTCATTATTCAAGCGGACTCTATCCCCGCATCGGGTTATGCCTACATCGCTGATTTTGGCACTGGTGGACGGTTTGCGTTGGCTTCAATCGACGGAACGCTGGCAATTTACGACACCGGCACACGCACATTTGCCGGTGCGACTTTTCTTGATGACTTAAAAGTTCACCATTTAGTGATGACGGTGGATGGGACTGATGCGATTGTGTATGACAATGGCAATCAAGTTGGCATAACGACCACAAACACAATTACCATAGACAGTTGTGCGGATGCTAAAATCGGAAGTTATTTTGGTTCCACGTCGGATTCATTCAACGGCACAATCTACCGCGCCCGATTCTGGAACAAGACGCTTTCCAGCACGGAGGTAACGGCGACCTACGAGAACGCTACCGTGCCGACACTTGACCGTTACGGGCGGCAAGCCATCACAGATGGAGGATTTACTGATGCGGCCAATTGGATTGTTAGTGGCGGTTGGGGGATTTCTGGCGGAAAGGCGAATTTCACCGATGGTTCGGGAACTGGAAGAATCGGCCAAACTTGTTTCACCGCTGCCGATGCTGGCAAGCAAGTTAGTGTAACCTTCACGGTTGGAACCGGCGCAAGCTACCTTTGGATTGGCAACGATGGTGGGACTGTCGCATACATTGCTGGCAGTTACAACACCTATGCAATAGGGACGCATACAGTTTCGTTTACGCTGCCGAGCGGCCAAACAACAATTGGGTTTTACAGCCAAAACGATGCAGCAGGAAACTTTGATGTTTCCAATATGTCTGTCCACGTTGAAGGCGTGGTCAGCGACTACGACCTAGCGTTCGCCAACCCGACCCAATCTGACCAAG